CGACTACGAGGATCCGGACTGGACAGCCTGGGAGGCGGATCTTGCGGAGGATGAGGAAGTTGAGGAGGGCGGGGAGGGAACTGGCTCTGGCTCGAACGACCGGCGCGTGTAGCGAGGAGCGAAGTTGTGCGAAGGCAGAGGGTTCGAAGCGGATCGCGGCAGAGGGATGCGCGGAAAATAACGGGAAGGAGTACCGCAGTGAACGAGAGCGGAATAAGGCGGTCGGGAGACAGTGTGGGGCGGGCGCCAACGCAGTTGGAGATGGTGCGGCAGGTGATGTGCCAGGCAGCGCAGTACGAGTCGTGGATGACACTCGCGGAGCTATCGAGGAAGACGGAGTTTCCGGAAGCGAGCATCTCGGCGCAACTGCGACATCTGCGGAAGGAGGAGCACGGAAGGTGGGAGGTGTTGAAGAGAAGGAGAGTGCCGGAGGAAACGTTGAAAGCAAATCCTCGGGAAAGAGTGTGGGAATACCAGCTGAGGGCATAGCGAGCCGTGAAATGAAGTTGGGATGAGCGGAGGAACGATGAGCACAAAAGCGGAGATGGCGTTTGATGTGTGTTGGGAAGTCTATCGCGGCGCGCGGGAAGTGCTGGAGACTAAACGCGGCGTGGCGGCGCTTGATTTGAAGCAGGGTGCGAAGTACCTGTGGCGACCCGACCTGCGGCCGAAGCTGAAGGACTGGGTGGCGGACTTTGCACTGGCGGGAGAGGCTGCGCTGGAGGAGCCGGAGCGGGCGTCGCGAATGGTGATGTTCCGGCTGTACTACCTGGGGCTGGCAGAGTACGAGCGGGCACGACATTTTCTGGGATTGAGCGAACGCGGGTGGGCGAACTGGTCGGAAGAGATCCGGAGACGGTGCGGGGAGGAGATGGTGCGGCGGGGACTATTTCCACCGAGGAAATATTTCAATGGAGGGGGGAGTGATTAGTGGCGAGTGGAGTTGGTCCGGAGAGGCACTGCACGATTGATTTGAGGTGCGGCAAGACGCAGAGCATTCATGCATGGTGAAAATGTCCGCTACGAGAGCAACAAGGGATCGGCAAGGCGGAGGAGTTTGCCGGATTCGGAGCTGGCGACGCGAGTGTTGGTGGAGAGGCGGTAGAAGTGGTCGAAGCGGCCGAGGGGGGCCCAGGGGGGGAGGGTGGCTTCGCGAAGTTGCGTGAAGCGCTTCTGGAAGCCGTCGAGGATTTCGCCGGTATGGGGATCGCGCGGGGGGACGGGGCAGCGGGCGCAAGGATTGCTGCCTTCAAAACGGACTTCGCCGATGGCGAAGCGAACGGAGCTGCGCTCGTCGGCGCCGAAGAGATGATCTTCCCAGAAGGCGGGAACGCCGTTGATTTCGAGCGTGGTGCGGAAACGAAGGCGGAGGTCGTCGACGGGGAGGCCGGGGAAGCCGCGGGGATTGGGTCCGAACCAGGCGGAAACAGCCTGCAGGGAAGCGGTGGAGACGATGGTGGGTCCGTTGGCGAGGGAGTCGTCGGGGAAGCCGTTTTCGGAATAACGGACGATGATCTGCTGCTCAAAGAACACGCTGAACCATTCGGCGGCTTCTTCGTGGGCTTCAGGAAAAGCAAAGGTGCGTGCGGGAATACGGCGACGATCGCCGGGGACGGAGAGAGTGACGGAGCGGAGGTCGGGGGGGTAGGCGGCGCGAATGACATGAATGACGGGAGTGCGCTTACCGTTGACCCACTTGCCATCGACGGAGTAGAGGGCCCAGGCGCGATCGTGGACGAGTCCACCGGAGGGGGAGATGCGGGCCTCGAGGACTTCGACAGGGTCGAGGGATTTGATGGGATGGAGGCGAATGTTGGCAAGTTTAGGAGTGGGCTCGGGCATTAGAGGAACGATATCAGATAACAGGGCAGGGTGAGGGATAGGAGAAGTCAGTAAGCGGCGGATGACGGGCAGTGAGCCGCTTCAGGTGGAGGTCAAGCGGAGGCGGCGAGGGAAGGATGGGGGGCGGGAGGGGCAGAGGCAGGGCCGGCCTTGCGGATGGCGTCGAGGGCGCGGGCAGCGTCGAGGAGTTGTGCGGTGTGAACCTGGGCGACGTCAGGGGAAGAAAAGAAGGCGAGAGAAATGTCGGAGGGAGAGACGCGGTCGGGGAATTCCGTGATGGCGAGGACGTCGTAAGAATCGAGAGCGAAAAAGACAGCATGGACAGCGCCGCCGAGAGAGCCGGCGGTGGCGCGGACGAGGTCGAAGCGGTCCTGTGGTTCGCGGACAACGCGGCGCCAAGCGGCAGTGGTGTAGCTGATCTGGAGGCAAAAATGAGACATGGGGGGACCTTTCCTGGGGGAAGGGAGTGCGAAAGGATTGAGGGATTGTGCGCGTGAGTAAGAAGGGAGTCAAGTGAAAAGAGAGATAGAGAGCAAGAGAAGAGAGGGCGCGTTCCGTTTTGAAACACGAGAGAAGGAAGAAAGTTTTTCAGGATGGGCGCAGATTTCTCTTGACAGCAATTATCTGTGTGGTATACTTGGAGACATAGAAAAGTGTATCCAAGCCCCGGCGACGAGCTGGGGCTTTTTGTTTTGGCGGTGGGCGTCGTCAGGAGCGACGGTTTTGCGGGAGTGCCAGGACGCACGGATTAAGATCCATCGTCGCAAATAGCGCACCTCAGGATGACAACTGATTTAGTTGGAGTTCAAGGCGCAGGGAGAGCACGGGCTGAAGAGCTTCCGCGGTAAAAGTGGACGGGAAAGCGGCGATCAGTCGCCGAACTCCAAAAATGAAAAAGTGCCGAGCATTTTATCCGATCGCGGGCTCGCGAACGGCGTGGATACCGTGTGTGCGGAAAGCGGAAGGCGGGACGCCATTTTGCCGGAGGCACGGGGACGCGGTGTTTGGAGCAATGTTGGGGGCGCTGGCGTACGGAGAGCCGGTGGACGAAGTGGTGAGGATGGACGGATGGTCGCACGGGCGAGGCGCCCAAGGAGCGCGCGCGTTGACTCGCGAAGCGAAGAACCCTTGCACTGCGCTTTGGGGAGCAGGCAGGCAGGGAGCCGCGGCTGGGTCTGACGGCGGAAACGGAAGCGCCGGTGACGGGAGTGCGGCACCCTCGAGCCCACGCGTCCCGGACCGTGAGCCGTGCGCTGATCCGGCTGAAGCTGGCGAGGAGGCGAAGCGCGCTCCAGAAATTGAGGAAAGACCGTGATGTTTAAAAAGAGCCAAGAGCTACCGAAAGACCGATTCGAGTTTGTGCGGCAGGTGAATGAGAGAAGAAAGCTGGTGAACGTGGTTGGGGAACTGATGGGCCGGGAACAGGACGACGTACAGGTGAAGCAGAAGGTGCTGCAACAGTTATTGGAGATGGCGTTCGGTACGGAGTCGCCGGAGAAGAAGGAAAAGCCGGAGGGCCCGTCGAGATTGACGTGGAATTTGCCACCCGTGAGGGAACAAGGAGAGCGGAGATGAGCAGAGAGAAGATCGTGTTTATCGGGGAAGTGGCACAAATCGGCGGAGTTGGCGGAGTGGTGCTGGGGGTGGTGTTGAGCCTGCATCATTGGGGAGCAGCGGCCGCACTGATTGGCGGGATAGCGGCGTACTTCGTGGGGAAGAAGCTGCGGGGAGCGCAGGGCGGATGAAGTGGATGAGCGGGACGAGTTGATGGCAAGACGCGAGGGTTGAGATCGTTCGCCGCAAGGAGCGCTACCGGGGATGACAACGGCGAAAGGGCGGCGAGGCACGGCGGAGCGCGTCTCAGAGGCAGAGACGGCAACGGATTGGGGCCGGGGATGGCAGGGACGAAGGAAGACATCTGGAGGGAGTTATACCGGCCGTTCGCGCGGCAGGAGGAGTTTCACTATTCCGCGGCCAAATACCGGTTATTCGGCGGAGCGGCGGGACCGGGGAAGTCGAAAGCATTGCTGTGGGAAGCGATCCGGATCGCGGATTGGAACGATGGTTGCGACACGTTGCTGCTGCGGAGGACGTTTCCCGAGCTGGAGAGTTCGCTGATCGCGCAATTTCGGAGGGATGTTCCGCGGGAGTGGTACCGGAGTTACAACGACACGAAGCATGTAGTGACGTGGAAGAACGGGTCGACAACGCGGTTCGGGTATTGCCGGAACGAGAACGACGTTTACCAGTATCAGGGCGCGGAGTTTTTGTTCATCGGGATCGACGAGCTGACGCATTTCACGCTGAAGCAGTGGCAATTCCTGACATCGAGGAACCGGTGTCCGATTCGAGGATCGAAGCCCGGAATGGCCGGGGCGACGAATCCTGGGAACATCGGGCACGCGTGGGTGAAGGCTCTGTGGGTGGATAAGACGCCGCCACCCGGGTACGAATGCGCGGAGCAGTACGATCCGGGCGACTATGAGTTCATCCGGGCGAAGATCGAAGACAATCCGATTTACGCGAACGACAAGAATTACCGAAAAAGCCTGGCGGCGCTGCCGGAGAAGTTGCGGAAGGCATTCCTGGAGGGCGATTGGAGCGTATTTGCCGGGCAGTATTTCGACGTGTTTGAACCGTGGAGGCACACGGTGCCGGCGACGGCGGTGCGAATGGAAGCGTGGCGTCCGCGCTGGATATCGATCGACTGGGGATTTCATCATCCGAGCGCGGTGTACTGGCATTGCGCGGCGCCCGAAGGGACGACGAGCAAAGAAGCCGGCTGGTTGGCAAAACCTGGAAGCACGGACCGGTTGAAATCCCTCGGCGGAAACGACGGCCTTCAGAATGACGACGGTTCATATGCGGGCCGTAAACCGCGGATTGTGACGTACCGGGAGTATGTGAAGAACGGGCTGTCGCCGCGGATGCTGGGGCAGGCGATCGCCGAGATGAGCGGAGCGGAGAGGATCCGGGAGGTGGTGCTGTCGCCGGATGCCTTTGCGCACCGGACGAGCGAGGCTTCGATTGCGGAGCAGTTGGGAGAAGTGCTGGAGCAGAACGGGCTGCCGCGACCGGTGCCGGCGGACGACGACCGGGTGGGCGGCTGGCAGTTGATGTACCAGATGCTGGAGAACGACGAGTGGGTGATCGCGGAGAATTGCAAGGAGTTGATTGAGGGCCTGCCACAACTGGTCAGGAACGAAAAGCGCGTGGAGGACATTCGGAAGGTGGAAGGGGATGATCCAGCGGACGCGGCCAGGTATGGAATAGTTTCCGGCGTGCGATACGCCGGCTTTGGGGCACACCGATGTGCGCCCGGGGCGGGGCAGGCCCCGCCAAATTGTGGATTTGGACGGGGTGCACAGCCAGGAATGGGCGTGCCACGGTTTGTGCCGGGAATGCCGGTGGATGTACAGATTGAAAGGCAAATCACAGCAGAGGATCCGACGTCGCGGATGATCCACCGGGCGAGGTTAGAGGAAGAGGCGAAGAGACAGTTGGGGCCGAAGAGGTTCGGGCGAAGGTGGAATTGGTAAGAGAAGCAGGAGAGCGCGCGCGTGCAAAGGCGGCCTGTGGGCCGGTGGTGAACGGTCGGAGCGAGCCAAAACGCTGTGGTTGAGATCCCTGGTGAGAGAAAACGTTCCTCGGGATGACAGTGGTTTGGGATGGCACGCAACGGGCTGGATTCGAGAAAACGGGAACATGTATGCAGGAGGCCGAAACGAACGGGTGTGTGGGTTGTGAAGAGTGCTCGGAACGTTGCGGATGCGGAGAGTGCTGCGAAGAAGTGTGGCGGGAGCAGATGGAGCGGGAAGAGATAGAGATGGTGGTAAGGGCGAACGGGATCCGGTTCGCGCTGAATCAGCATATTTGCGAGGACTGAAGAGCGGGTGGATCGGGAGACAAGCGGAGATTGCAGATGGTCGATTGGCTCAAGGCAAAGATGCGGTCGCGGTATGTGGCGATGCTGGAGGAAGAAGTGGGGCGGCTGCGTGCGGAGAACCGGGCGATGTTGAATTCGCTGCTGGGGACGGCGGGATTTGCACCGGTTGAGGATGGGGATGGACGAATGGCGGAAGTGCCGCGAATGCGGCGGCGATCGTGGCAGCAGGTGCAGAGGGTCAAAGAGCAAGAAGCGGAGTGAGACATTCGCAATGGGGTTCAGCGAGGCTACCTGTTTCGCTGATACGCCAAGACGCATTGGTTGAGATTAAGACGCAGGGATGCTGCGACACGTTTGGCAGGCATGTACGGAAGCGGCTGAAGGCAGGAGCGCGGGGATATGGCGATGGCAGAGAAGAATGGGCTGGCGGAAACGGGCGGCCTGAGAAGGTTGTCGTTCCACGGCAGCAATGCCGATGCGGAAGAGACGACGGGATTGGGGCCGAATCTGGAGAGGTTGGAGGAGGAGCGGCCGGAACTGGTGAACGCGCTGCGAGAGCTGGTGCGGGGATACCGGATGGAGGGAGTGGCGGCGCGGCGGCACGAAATCCGGCGGATTCGTCAGGCGCGGATGTTCTGGCAGGGGATGCAGTACGCGTGGTGGAACCCGAAGGACATGAACTGGCACTTGCCGTATGAACGGAGAGCGAAGGATGACCGCGACCTGGAGGAGATGCCGCGGTACCAGTTTGTGACAAATTTCTACCAGGGATTCGGGCTGTCGTTCGTGGCGGTGCTGAGCCAGGACGTGCCCAGCGTGCGATTTTATCCGCAGTCCTCGCAATCACTGGTGGACATTGCAGCGGCGCGGGCGGCGAGCGACGTGGCGGAGTTGATCGAACGGAACAACCACGTGGAGCAGATGCTGACGTCGATTGGGTATTTCCTGTGGACGGACGGGAAGCTGGGCGCGTACGTACGGTACGTGGAGGATGGGCAGCGGTTCGGTTTCCGGGACGAGGAGATTTTGGAAGCGATTGAAGTGCCGTTGGGGCCGGATGTGTGGGTGTGCCCGCAGTGCGGGAAGGAAGTAGCAAGTGAAGAACCGAATGCCAGTCCACAGCCATCGATCGAAGAGAGAGCCCTGGCTGGCGCCCGGGATGACCGTGGCGGTCCCGGCGACGTGGAAAGCGCGCGGCCAGGAATGGCGGGGCCACGGGGGTGCGCGGATTGCGGGGCGCAGTTGGGCGAGAAGGATCTGCGGAAGGCGGAGCGAGTGAGGGTGCCGCGCGTGGCGGGAGTGCGCCGCCTGGCAAACGGGCAGGAAGTGATCTCGATTGCGGGGGGACTGGAGCTGAATACGCCAGTGTGGGCGAATGAGATGCACGAGTATCCGTACCTGCAGTGGCAGGCGGAAGTGCACCGGGCGAAGCTGAAGGCGGCCTATCCCCTGGCGGCAGAGAAGATCGAAAGCGCGCCGTCGCAGGACGCAGAGGACGTGTATGCGCGGGTGTCGCGGTTGAGCGTGGAGCAGGGGTTGCCGACATTGCACCCGGGCGACGCGCTGATGAACCTGATTACATTTGACCGGACATGGCTGCGGCCGTGGGCATTCTATGCGGTAGAAGATGAGACGGTGCGGCGGGACTTGCTGGCGCTGTTTCCGGATGGTTGCTACGTGGCGTTTGCGGGCGACGTGTATTGCGAAGCGCGCAACGAAGGGATGGATGATCACTGGCGCGTGCTGCATGCGTTGCCGGGGGACGGGCAGAACCGTCCGAGCGTAGGCGATTCGCTGGTGCAGGTGCAGGAGCGATACAACACGCTGTCGAATATTCAGGCGGAAACGTATGAGTACGGGATACCGCCGATTTATGCCGATCCGCAGGTGCTGGATTTCGACTCGATCGGGAGCCAGGTGTGCGAGCCAGCGGCACATTTTCCGGCGCGCGCCCGGCCGGGGCAGCCACTGGCGGCGGGATTCTTCCAGCCGGCGCCGGCGCAGGTGCCTCCGGACATGATCCGGCACCAGCAGGATTTGATCGGGCCGGTGGCGCAATTCCTGACGGGACTGTTTCCGGCAGTGTTTGGCGGAAACATGGAGGATGTGAAGACGGCGAGCGGGTATGCGCTGGCGCGAGACCAAGCGATGGGTCGGCTGGGCCTGGTGTGGCGGAGAGTGAAGCAGTTTTATGCGGATTTGATGTTATTGGGGGTGGATTGCTTCCGGAAGAACCGGCCAGAGGCGGTGGAGGTTCCGCTGCTGGGGCCGGACGGGTCTCTGGATGCACGGATGATTCGCGTAGCGGATCTGAAGGGGAATATCTGCGTGCATCCGGAAGCGGATGAGACGTTTCCGCGGCTGAAATCGCAGCAGCGGGCGGTGCTGCAACAGTTGTTCGGGGTGAAGGATCCGGTGATCCAGGAAGCCTTGAGCGAGCCGGCGAATCTTGGGTACATCAAGAACGTGCTGGGGCTGACTGAACTGGTGGTGCCGGGAGAAGATGCGCGGACCAAGCAGTTACGGGAGATCCAGGTGCTGCTGGAGTGCGCGCCGATTGTGGTGGAGAAGGCAGCGGCGAGCGACCTTGGCGGGCGCGATGGTGGCTCAGCGATTGCGATGCCGACAGTGGCAGTGGATGCGCTGTTGGACGATCACGGAGTGGAGTTTGAAGAGTGCAAGAGGTGGGCCAACTCGGAGGCGGGGCAGGCAGCAAAGATGACGAATCCGGCGGGATTCGCGAACGTGCGGGCGCATGCAGGGGCGCATTTGCGGGCAATGCAGGAAGCAACGGTTCGACCGGCCGGGCCTGGTGCGAACGGTTGAAGTGTGTGGTTTGGCGGAAATGTGAAAAGCGGCGATGAATCGCCGCACTCCAAAAGGGCGGAGGATGGGGTGAGTGACGGAACGACAACGGCGGGCGGAGAAGTGTTTGCGCTGACGGACGAGCAGATCGTGGGGCTGGAGACGGAAGCGGCGAGCGACGAGTGGCGGGTGGCGAGTGAAAGGGAAAGCGAGGTTCCTGGCTCCGGAGACTCCGCCCGGAATGACGGTGAGGGGCGGGACTCGAGTGAGCGGCCCGCTTCTGAAGGCGATGCCGACAGAGCTGGCGGAGTAAAGCCGGCTCTGGAGAATGACGGAAGCGTCGCGACGCAGGGTAAGGGAGACACACGGTCACAACTGCTTATGGTGCAGCCGCCGGAATGGCTGGCGGCGCGGATGATGGACCCGCGCGACGGGGAAGAAGCGAAGGAGCTGTGGGATGGGAAGCAAAGAGCGGAAAAGGAAGCAGCGGCGTATCGCGAGGTGTTTGCGACGCCCGAGGATGCGCGGGCGCTGAAGGAGATCTATCCGGGAGGAGCAGGGGAAGCGAAGGCGGCGGCAGAACGGGCGCGCGCGCTGGATGAGATTGATGCGGCGTTCTACCGCGGGGATGCGGCGGCGCGGATGCAGTTAGCACAACGGATGATGGCGGAGAATGCGGGAGCGTTTCGGGCGATGGTGGAGGCCGGAGCACAGTTGCTCGGCGGTGCCGGTGATACACAACAGGGCGAGCAGCGAGCGGCACAGGCAGGAGCGGCTGTGCCACCAGAAGTGGTGCGGGCGTATGGGGAGATGGAACGAGCGGCGAACGCGGAACTGGAGAAGAGCGTTGGAGGGGCGATCGGGAAGGCGATGGAACAGGCGTTGCCGAATTTGAGGCAAGCTGCGCGTGGACAGGCAGGGGCGCAGGACGGCGAGCCGTTGCAAAGCAGGCTTGCGGCGGCGGTGCGAGAGGAAGTAGAAGCGGGGCTGAAGAGCGATCGAGAGTTGAGCGAACAGGTGGCACGGATTTTGGCGGGGAAGAGATTTGATGAAGCGGCAAGAGGGCAAGTGGTGCGGCTGATCGATACGCGGGCGCAGCAGTTAGTGCCAGGGGCGGTGAAGAGAATCGTGGGGGCGTGGACGCAAGCGACGTTGGCGGCCCGGGCGCAGGGCAATCGCAGCGCGGAAGGGCCCCAGATGGAACGACGTTCCGCGGGGCACTTCGTTGAGAAAGTTGGAGCGAAAAGCGGGAGCGAACGGGCGGCGGAGCAGGCGGCGCCAACGGCGGCAAGACGGGGGCGGCGAATGGATTATACG